GCTATTGAGTATTGGGAGAATGAGGTTTCGTCTTTAAAGTCTGACTCTGACGCATTAAATGAGTTTTACAGACAGTTTCCACGAACCGAATCACACGCTTTTAGAGATGAGAGCAAGGCTTCAATATTTAACTTAACAAAAATATATCAGCAGATAGACTATAACGATAGCCTAATTACCGAACACTTTGTTACCCGTGGCTCTTTTCATTGGAAGAACGGAGAGAAAGACACAGAGGTTGTTTGGTCTCCTGAGAAAAATGGCAGGTTTAAAGTTTCTTGGCTTCCCCCTCGTCACCTTCAAAACAAAGTAATAAAATCTAACGGAAAGTTTTTGCCAGGGAACGAGCATATTGGATCTTTCGGCTGTGACTCTTACGATATTTCAGGCGTTGTTGGGGGAGGTGGCTCTAATGGTGCACTTCATGGAATGACAAAGTTTAATATGGATGACGCTCCTAGTAATGAGTTTTTCTTGGAGTATGTAGCTAGGCCACAAACTGCAGAGATATTCTTTGAAGAGGTTCTAATGGCCTGTGTATTTTATGGCATGCCAGTGCTGGCTGAAAACAATAAACCTAGGCTCTTGTATCACTTTAAAAACAGGGGGTACAGAGGCTTTAGTATGAACAGGCCCGACAAGCGCCTTAACAAGCTCTCTAAGACCGAGAAAGAGCTAGGCGGAATACCTAACTCGTCAGAAGACGTAAAGCAGTCTCACGCATCCGCAGTGGAGTCCTATATAGAAAAGTATGTAGGGATAGACACGGAGGGCACGTATAGAGAGAGTGGGGACATGGGCTCTATGCCCTTTGCTCGAACATTAGAAGATTGGGCAAGATTTGACATTAATAACAGAACGAAATTTGATGCCACCATTAGCTCTGGTTTAGCGTGTATGGCCAATCAAAAACACATGTATCTACCTGAGCAAAAGCAATCAAAAATAAGCGTTAACTTTGCTAGATATAATAACCGTGGCTCGTTCAGCGAACTATTACAGTAAATGAAAGAGGTAAGTATTGACATTTTGCCCTCAGGGTTTCCGAGTCAGTTTGTATCTGACGCAGAGAAAGCGACTCAAGAGTTTGGGCTCAAGATAGGACAATCCATTCAGTATGAATGGTTTAAAAGAGATAGTGGGTCTTGTAGATACTACGGTCAGTGGCGTGAATTTAATCGTTTAAGGCTATATGCTAGAGGCGAACAATCGGTTGCTAAATACAAAAATGAGCTTTCTGTAGATGGTGATTTAAGCTATTTAAACCTAGACTGGACACCCGTCCCTATTCTTCCAAAGTTCGTTGACATTGTTGTAAACGGAATGCAAAGTCGTCAATTTGAAGTTAGAGCATATGCTCAAGACGCTATGTCTGCAGGTAAAAGAAACGCCTATCAAGATATAATTGAAGGCGACATGGTAGCAAAAGAGCCATTAACCAAAATGTCAAAAGCTTTTGGAATTGATCCCTTTCAAATGGATCCTTCTCAATTGCCAAATGATGATCAAGAGTTAGCTCTTTATATGCAGCTAAATTATAAACCATCTATTGAAATAGCAGAAGAAGAAGCAATCAATACTTTACTAGAAGAAAATCATTACTCTGACATTCGCAAAAGAGTAGACTATGATTTAACAACAATTGGGATTGGCATTACAAAGCAAGAGTTTTTAGCAGGCGATGGAGTTAGAGTAAGTTATGTTGATCCAGCAAATGTTGTTTATAGCTATACTGAAGACCCTCAGTTTAAAGATTGTTTTTATTGGGGAGAGATTAAGACACTTCCAATAACTGAACTTATTAAAATTGACCCTAGTCTTACAACTGAAGATTTAGAAACAATATCAAAGTATAGCCAGAGCTGGTACGATTACTTTAATGTATCCGATCAGTATCAAAATGATATTTTTAGTAGAGACTCTGCAACTCTAATGTATTTCAATTATAAGACAACAAATAAGTTTGTTTATAAAAAGAAAGACTTAGATAATGGTAACTCTAGAGTTATAGAGAAAGACGACAACTTTAATCCGCCTGAAGAGATGATGGAGGAAGGTAACTTTACTAAAGTTGAAAAAACAATAGATGTATGGTATGAAGGAGTTATGGTTATGGGAACTAATATTATGCTCCAATGGAAAATGATGGAGAATATGGTTCGTCCTCAATCTGCTTCTCAATACGCAATGCCTAACTACGTTGCAACGGCACCTAGAATGTACAAAGGAAACATAGAGTCTTTGGTTAGAAGAATGATTCCTTTCGCTGATTTAATTCAAGTCACGCACTTGAAGATGCAACAAGTTATATCAAGAATAGTCCCAGATGGCGTATTCATTGATGCCGATGGGCTTAACGAAGTTGACTTAGGAACTGGCGCTGCATATAATCCCGAAGACGCGTTACGCTTATACTTCCAAACGGGTAGTGTTATTGGACGTAGCTATACACAAGACGGGGAATTTAATAATGCTCGCGTTCCTATTCAACAACTCACATCTAACTCTGGGCAATCTAAAATGGCTGCATTGATTGGCAACTACAATCACTATATGGGTATGATCCGCTCAGTAACTGGACTTAATGAAGCAAGGGATGGATCCACTCCCGCGCCAGAGGCTCTTGTCGGTGTTCAAAAGTTAGCCGCTTTAAATTCCAACACGGCAACTAGGCATATTTTAGAGGGAAGTCTATATATAACCAGAACACTAGCTGAAGCTCTATCTTGCAGGGTTGCTGACATTATGCAATACTCTGATTTTAAAGAAGAGTTTGCTATGCAGATAGGTAAGTATAATGTGCGTCTTTTGGAAGAAATAAAAGATTTATATATATATGACTTTGGTGTATTTATAGAAATGTCTCCAGATGAAGAAGAGAAAGGACAGCTAGAAGCTAATATACAAATGGCTTTATCTAGAGACGCAATTGGTCTAGAAGACGCTATTGATATAAGAGAAATAAAAAACATTAAGCTAGCCAATCAATTGCTTAAAGTAAAAAGAAAGCAGCATAAAAAAGAAGAGCAACAAGCTGAAATGATGAAACAACAATCTCAAGCTCAGATAAATGCTCAATCTCAACAGATGTCTGCACAGATGGCTATGCAAAAAATACAAGCCGAAACTCAAGGGAAAATGCAAATCAAACAAGCGGAAGTTGCTTTTGAAATAGAAAAACTTAAGAATGAAGCAATGCTTAAGAAAGAATTGATGGCTACGGAGTTTCAGTATCAAATGCAAATAAAAGGCGTTCAAGAAACCGCTATTGACAATAGAGAACAAAGCAGAGAAGATTCTAAATCTCAAAGAATAAGTCAACAGAACTCAGAACAGTCTAAGCTTATAAATCAAAGGAAAAACAATTTGCCTCCAGTAAGTTTTGAGTCTAACGAAGACTCTCTAGATGGCTTTGATTTTGCTGAATTCAATCCTCGATAAAGGATATATTTTTTATCATAACTTTGTATCAATTAAATTAAATCTATGAAAATTACAGTAAAAGAAGTCGCTAATGTCGAAGCAAAGTCAGTTCAAGAAGTTGAAAATGAATTGTTGACTAAGCACGAAGAGGAGTTTTCTCAAGAAGAAAAAGTTCCAGAAACAAATACAGGAGAGGTAGCTACCGAGGAAACTCAAGTTGCTGAACTTGAAAAACAGAGTTCCTCACTTAAAGAGGAAGACGTTCTTTCATATATTAAAAATAGATATGATAAGCAGATTGACTCTGTAGATCAATTGTTTTCCGAAAGAGAGCAAGCTGAAGATCTACCAGAAGATGTTTCCGCTTATTTAAAATATAAAAAAGAAACAGGTAGAGGCATTAAAGACTTTATGAAAATAAATGAAGACTTTGATGACCTAGACGACAATACTCTCTTAGCGAGATATTACGCCAATAAAGAAGATGGCCTCGACAGTGATGACATTTCTTTTATGATCGAAGAAGAGTTCGGTTATGACACAGAAATAGATGAAGAGTCAGACATTAGGCATAAGAAGGTAGCTAAGAAAAAAGAACTTGCCAAAGCAAAGAACTTCTTTGAGGATCAAAAGGAAAAGTACAAAGCCCCCCTTGAGTCAAGCCCGGGTGCCGCTTCTTCTAAAGACCAAGAAGAGTTTAATTCTTACAAGGAATACCAAGCGAAAGCTTTAAATGTCCAAGATGAGGAACGTAAAAAGTACGAATGGTTTCAAAAGAAGACGGATGAATACTTCAATGATGAATTTAAAGGTTTTGAATTCAATGTCAATGATAGGGATATAGTCTACTCTCCTGCTGATGCTGCAGAAATCAAAAGCACTCAATCTGACCTTAACAATTTTATTTCAAAATACGTTAACAAGGATGGTGTAATTGACAATGCCAAAGGATACCATAAAGCTCTAGCGATGGCGATGAACCCAGACCGAGTAGCCAAGTTCTTCTATGAGCAAGGCATGTCGGACGCTGTAGATAATGTAGCAAGAAAGTCTAAGAACATTAATATGGATATTAGGCAGACACCACAGAATCTTAGTAAAGGAGGGTTTAACGTGAAGTCCGTAAGCAATGACTCTAGTCGTGGCTTGAGGATACGTTCAAATAAAAATAAATGATTAAAATAAATTATTATGGCTGTAGATGCAGTTCCCGGGTTTGACTTACAACCCAGTGCCGAGCGCGTAGCGCTTGCCACGAATTATATTACTAACTTCAATTTCTTGAATCAGTATCTTCCTGATACTTATGAAAAGGAATTTGAGCGTTACGGTAACCGTACCGTAGCTTCTTTCTTGAGAATGGTTGGCGCTGAAATGCCTTCTAACTCTGACCTTATCAAATGGGCTGAGCAAGGAAGACTTCACACTAAGTACGTTGATTGTACTCCAAAAGCGGCTTTAGCTGCTTCAGATACTGCAACATTCGATGTTAACGATACGCTTAATCCAGGTTCAGGAGGTATCGCTATCAGAGTTGGACAGACAGTTATGCTTTCAGCTAATTCTCTTTCAACAACTAATAAGGCTATTGTAACTGCAGTAGACTATCCGAATAAAGAATTTACTGTTGCTTTCTATGAGGCGCTCGGTATGACTGCGGCTACAACTGACAAGTTCACTGTATTTATCTATGGTTCTGAATTTAAGAAAGGAACAGACGGCATGACCAACTCTTTAGAGGCTGACGATTCATTTTTTGAGAACTCTCCTATCATTATCAAGGACAGATATGCTGTTTCTGGTTCTGACATGGCTCAGATTGGATGGGTAGAGGTTACTACTGAGAATGGTGCTTCTGGATACCTATGGTATATGAAGTCAGAGCATGAGACTCGTCTCCGCTTTGAGGACTACCTAGAGACTGCTATGGTTGAGGCTGTTCCTGCTGCTGCTGGATCAGGAGCTATTGGATTTGCAGGCGCTGCAGGTACTTCTGCAGCTGATGTTGGAAACAAAGGATCTGAAGGTATCTTCCACGTTGTTGGACTTAGAGGTAATGTTTGGTCTGGAGGAAATCCAACCACATTGGCTGACTTTGACGCTATGATCGAAAGATTAGACAAGCAAGGAGCTATCCAAGAGAATGTTATTTTCTTAAACCGTCAGTTTGGTTTTGATATTGATGATATGCTAGCTGCACAGAACTCTTATGGAGCAGGTGGTACTTCTTACGGATTGTTTGACAACGATGAGGAAATGGCTTTAAACTTAGGTTTCAAAGGCTTCACTCGTGGTTATGACTTCTATAAGACTGACTGGAAATACTTAAACGACCCAACTATGCGCGGTGGTTTAAATGCTGGTAAGATTTCAGGGCTTTTAGTTCCTGCTGGATCTACTACTGTTTATGACCAAATCCTTGGTAAGAACGCAAAGCGTCCTTTCCTTCACGTTAGATATCGTGCTTCAGAAACTGAAGATCGTCGATATAAGACTTGGATCACAGGTTCTGCTGGAGGCGCTGCAACAAGCAGCCTTGACGCAATGGAGGTTAACTACCTTTCTGAGCGTGCAGTTTGTACTTTAGGTGCTAACAACTTCTTCTTGTTTGAAGGATAAATAAACTCAACGGGGGGGTGTTTAAACACCCTCCCTTTTTTTAAATCATATTAAATTATATCTAATGAAAAAATCTTTATCTCTTGTGGACAAAAGTTTTGTGCTTAATCGCACAACACCTCCACTCTCATTTATGCTATCATCACGAAACACACGTCGCAATCCTCTATTGTATTTTGATGGCACTAGCAACAGGCCTCTTCGGTATGCTAGAAACCAAAAATCACCTTTTGAAGACGAGCAAGACGGAACTGCTATTGTTGAACCTATAATCTTTGACGATGGCTTCTTGCATGTTCCTAAAGAGAATCCTCTTCTTCAAGAGTTCCTATCTTATCACCCAGGCTTTGGGGATGTTTTTAAGGAAGTGAATAAAGAAAAAGATGCCAAGCTAGAGGTTGAGAGCCTTGATGCTGAGGTTGATGCTTTAATTGCCGCTAGAGGACTAACACTAGAGATGCTTGAGAATATATCTCGTGTTCTTCTAGGGTCTTCTGTTGACAAGATGACTACTGCAGAATTAAAAAGAGATGTCTTGGTTTTTGCCAAGCAAAATCCTTTTGAATTTTTAGACTTACTTAACGACCCTATGCTTGAGTTAGAGAGCAAGGTTGCTAAGTTTTTTGAAGATGGTATATTAGGTATGCGCAATAATAACAAAGACGTGTACTTTAATCTAGCAAAGAACAAAACTAAAATGTTGACGGTTCCTTTCGGGGAGTCTGCCAATTATATTGTGGCTTCATATTTGCAGAGCGATGATGGTATTGAAACACTCAAGCTTCTAGAAAAACAAAAGTAATTCACCTTTACTCTAATTAAGACCTCAGAAATGGGGTCTTTTTTTTTGACTATCTTTGAGTATTATTAACATCTAAAATATATAACTGATGGCAAAATTATTAACAGTAAAAACAGCTTCAAACGGAAATTTAATGATTCCCGCAGAGAAGATTATTTTTTGTGGTACTAGCGGAGATCCCTTTACTACTACTTCAATTTATTACAGTGGAGTAGAGGCGACTTTTGATGTAATCACTATAACTCATGCAGCAGATACTTCCAGTGGAAACAACATGATAAATTATTTACAATCAAAATTTGTAGAAGTAGCGCAAAGCAAGTGGTCTGAAGGAGTGCTCGATATAACTCACGATGCGCCTACAGTAATCTCTAACGTAACAATAGCTTAATTATGATAAAATATTTCAACATTCCAGTAACCGGATTGAAACCGATTTTAGTAAACGCAAGCCAGGCTTTGTTTATTAATCAAACATCAACTACAGAAACTTTTATAAATTATAACGGAACTTCTGCAAGTACAGACAGTATAAAGTTGACTCACGCTGCGGATGCAACCGGAGTGGCGATGCAGAATTTTTTAATAGAAGAATTGAAAAATATGCTCTCATCTTCTTATACTAATGTAGCTCCTCTTTTGGCTCCCCCAATGGCTGTGGGCATTATTCAACTAGCTTAATATTAGAGAATAACTTAATTATCTAAAGAGGGGTCAACAAAAATTGACCTCTTTTTTTTTGTCTATCTTTGTTAAAACCTTTAAAAATGATAAACTCAGTAAGGAATACTGTACTATCGGTATTAAATAAAAATAACTACGGATATATATCCCCCTCGGATTTTAATCTGTTTGCTAAACAAGCGCAGATGGATCTTTTTGAGGATTATTTTTATAACTTAAATTATCAAATAGTAAAAGAAAACGCCCGTCAATCAGGCACGGGGCTAGCAGACATATCGAAAAGCTACGAAGAAGTAATAGCTTCTTTTTCAAAAACCGCAATTCTTGCTCCTGCCGCAAATCCAGCAGTAAACACTTATATTACTCCCGAAGACTATTATTTACTAAACGTTGTGGAGTATACGCCAACAGGTGTGGAAGTAGAGAAGGTAGAAGAGAATAAGATAAGAAACTTAACTGCATCAACCTTGATGGGCCCGACTACTTCATTCCCTTTATATGTTGAGAGGGGAGATAACATTGCCGTCTACCCTACCACAATAACTGGAGCGACGGATATAACCGCATACTATATTAGAAACCCTAAAGAGCCAAAATGGACATGGGTGCAATTGACTTCTGGAGGCCCAGTATTTAATGCTTCTGCGGCAGACTATCAAGACTTTGAGCTTCCTTTGTCAGATGAGCCAGACTTAGTCATGAAGATTCTAGAATATGCGGGAGTTTCAATAAGAGAGGGTGATGTGGTTAAATTTGCAGATAGTGAATTAACGAAAGAAGCTCAATCAGAAAAATAACATATGGCATACTTAAATCAGTTTCAATATTACACAAACGGAACCAATCCTGCAGAGGAAACAAATTGGGGGTCGTATCAATACACGAGCCTATCTGATATCGTAAATAACTTTATGGCTATATATGCTGGCAATAATGAGCTAGTAAATAACGTAGAGAGATATCAAGTATTGTTCCACGCTAAAAGGGCGATTCAAGAATTAAACTATGATGCGTTTAAAGAGATTAAGGCGCTAGAGTTAAGTGTTGACAATGAATTAAGATTTGTTCTTCCTTCTGACTATGTAAACTGGGTAAGAATATCTCTGTATAGAGATGGGGTTATTTTCCCTCTTACTGAAAACATTCAGCTAAACTCAAGTAGCGCTTATCTTCAAGACAACGAGAGTAGGGTTTTATTTGATCAAAACGGGAACATATTAAAGCCAGAATATTCTAATATAGATATAGAAAGAATAAAAGGAACTAAAAAAAGTATATACCTAAACGAAAACAACTCCAACTTCAACGGAAGAGAGGGGTGGTGTTGTGATGGCTCTTGGTATTTTGAGTACAATGTAGGGGCTAGATATGGTCTAAATACTGAAACGGCAAACGCTAACCCTACTTTTAGAATTGATAAGTCGGCAGGCGTTATAAACTTCAGCTCTGGGATGTTAGATAAGATAGCAATACTTGAGTATGTGTCTGACGGAATGGAAGGTGGAGACATCGCTTCTATAAGCGTAAATAAACTATTTGAAGACTATGTGTATGCTCACATTAAATACGCCATCTTATCCTCTAAGCTAGGCGTTCAAGAGTATATTGTTGGTAGGTCTAGAAAAGAAAAGACAGCATTGTTAAGAAATGCCAAGATAAGAATCAGTAACATTCACCCTGGTCGTCTGCTTATGAACTTGCGAGGTCAGAATAAGTGGCTTAAGTAGCATGGACATACAAACTAATTTCATAAAAGGGCGCATGAATAAAGGCGTCGATGAAAGGATACTCCCTATGGGCGAGTATAGAGACGCTCTGAATATACGATTAGGCTCAACTGAGGGTACTACTATTGGAGCGGTAGAGAACACAAAGGGCAATGAGCAAATAACCACACTAGAATATAACGGAAGTGTTTTAAGCGCAAACGCTGTGTGTATTGGAGCTTACGAGGACGGGACAACGGAGACTATGTATTGGTTTGTTCACGACCCCACTAGAGGCGTAGACATGGTGGCGTCATACAACACTAACATTCAAGCCCTTAACTATCACTTAATCTCTACATCTGTTTTAAACTTTGACCCTAAGTTCTTAGTCACTGGGGTGGACTTAATAGATAACTTCTTGTTTTTTACAGATGATTTAAACCCACCAAGGGTTATTGATGTAAATAGACAATACGCCAACTCTTTTATTGAGGCAGACATTAGTGTGTTACGACCAGCCCCTATAACGTCTCCAACATTTACATTAAAAAATGTAAGTGGATCTGATGACTTTATGGAGACAAATTTTATTTCGTTTGCATATCGCTATAAGTATGAGAACTTTCAATATAGCGCTCTATCTCAATTTTCTGACTTAGCTTTTTGTCCATCCCCTTATGAAGTTTCAGAAGATTTATACTCAAACTCTGGTATGCGAAATGCATTTAATGCTGCAGAAGTTTCTTTTACCACTGGAGGAGCTAGTGTTATAGGCATAGACTTATGTTTTAAGGTAACCAACTCAAACATAGTTAATGTAATTCAGAAATTTAACAAAGAAGAAGAAGGCTGGGCGGACAACACAACTCAAACGGTTGATTTTTCTAATAGTAAGATTTTTTCCACATTATCTTCTGATGAGCTTTTACGATTATTTGATAATGTTCCTTTAAAGGCAAAGGCTCAAACAGTTATGACTAATCGTCTGTTTTACGGAAACTATGTTGAGGGATATAATGTAACAAACCCTAACGGAGAGCCGTTACTCATAAATTACACCACAGAACTAGTTAGTGAGTCAGTTATAAATGTAGACGAAATTGGAGCCGCAGTTGTTAGTAGCGGAGTATCATATAATGATGGGTTTACTAGTCAGCCTTTTGTAAGAACAAAGGATTCTGCTCAGTTTAATTTTTCAAACGTAACTCTACAGACTGGTGATATAATAACAATAGAGCTTGGATTTGAGTATAATTCAAGAACATCTAGCCCTAGTTACACCACTAGCACTACATATAGCCGCTTTAGAACTTCCATAAGTATTACTGTGGACGGAAATTATTCTAGTATACATAATTTTATAACTACCTCAACTGTATTTCAAACAGCCATTGGCACTGCCTCAACTATGCAAGACACACCTAACTTCTGTTCAGGCTTGACATTTGGTGATAAATTTGGTTGTGATATTCCTGTACCAATAGATAATTATAATCCAAATGGTAATTTTCAATCAATAATTTGGCAAAAAAACGGAACCTTTATTGGCACTCCCCCTAATGGTAGTGGAACTAATAATCAATCTTTTAACATAACTTCTTCAGGAGTAAGCCCAAATCTTGTGAGTCTTCAAGTTCCCGCAATAATGTATGTTCAAGCGGGAGGTACTGCGAAACTTGCTTTTTATTCTGAAGTTATTAATCCTATCGTGGGCTATATAAAAAGTGACTTTAACAGAACTCTGCACAGTAATAGAGACTATGAAGTGGGAATTATTTACATGGATGCTGAAGGTAGAAACTCTACTGTTTTAACCTCTGAAACAAATACTCAGTTTATTCCCGCAAGCGCATCAGATACTAGAAATTTTCTTAAGGCAACAATAAACAACCTTGCTCCAACTTGGGCATCTAGATATAAGTTTGCTATTCAAGCCTCTCAAAATGCATTTGAAACTGTTTACATAAAAAGAGCAGACATTGAAACTTCAGGAATTGACAACACTATATTTATGCTTTTAGAGGGCGAAAATCAAACAAAGTTTTCTGTAGGAGATACATTAATATGTAAGGTAGATTCTTTTGGCCATTTAAATAATCTAGCAGAAGTGGAGGTTTTAGATATAACTGTAGAAGCTGCAATAGGAATATTTTCAAAAACAGGGCTATACGCTAAAGTCGTTGCTAATAATTTTAATTTTTCACCTAGTGAAGGTGATATTGAATTTTTAGTATTTGAAACAATACCTTCTTTATCTGCAAATGGTGTGTTTTTTGAAGGATCTCAAAGTTTTTCTATCACCAATAGATTTCATCAAGGCAATGCTCAAACGCAAACAGGATCTCAACCAGCAATTATTAATCTAGATTTCTTTAGCGCATATACATTTGGAAACGGAGTTGAAGGGTTTAAGATTGAAGACTTAATAGCAGGTGACCCTGTGACCCTAGGAAGTAGAGTTAATAGCGAAAGCGCAGAGGGGTATCGCCAAACAAGAAATAACGCTAGCTTGACATATAGTGGAGTATATCAGCCCACGACAAATGTCAACAATTTAAATGAGTTTAATTTGGCTCTTGCTAATTTTAAAGACCTAGATCAAAATTTTGGAGCTATTCAAAAACTTCACTCTAGAGCAACGGACATTTTGGTTCTTCAAGAAGATAAAATAAGTTATGTGTTAGCATCAAAAAACCTTTTAAGCTCTCCAGGCGCAGGCGGAGTTGTAAGTTCTATACCAGAGGTTATAGGAAATCAGATTGCAAGAATAGAAGAATATGGTATCAGTTTTAATCCAGAGAGCTTTACTGCGTATGGTTTTGATCGTTACTTTACCGATGCCAAAAGAGGAGCAGTAATAAGGTTAAGTGGTGCTGGAGCCAACGAGCAACTAGAGGTTATATCTAGCTATGGCATGAGATCTTGGTTTAGAGATAGGTTTATTGAATATTTTGATGGACAAAAACTAGGGGGCTATGACCCGTACATGAACGAATATGTATTGTCTATAAAAGACGATGAAGTTGATATGGGTGAGACAATCATTCCTTGTGGAGCGCAGATTAATGCAAATGACGCAGTGGTTAGAGAGTTTACTGTAGAACTTGGAAACGTGGGCGCAAGTGGTAATGCCTTCGTGTTAACATACACGATTCAAGCAATTGAGAGTAATATAACTTTTACTGTAATATACAATGGTGTCACTACCACTAGTAACGCTGTAACATCTAGCGGAACGCTATCAGTTCCTAAGACAACAAAGTACCCAACGCAGGCAGTTGTTAAGATTACCCCTGCGGGAAATACAGAGTATGAACTAACAATAGGTTGTGTATCATGAGTGATTATACTATAACATATAGCGAATCTGTAAAGGGATTTCCTTCTTTTTACTCTTATATACCTGAGTATATAATGGGAATGAACAATTACCTATATACTTTTAAAGCGGGTAATTTATATAGACATAACACAAATGAAGGTAGAAATAAATTTTACAATGTAAGCTACCCTTCTACAGTGACAAGTGTTTTTAATGTTAGCCCCACCGAATCTAAAAAATTTAAGACTTTATCCTTAGAGGCAAACAGTCCTTGGGGAGCCGCCTTCAAGACAAACCTAGAGACTGGCGTTATAAACTCAGCGTGGTATGACTTAAAAGAGGGGAGCTACTATGCCTCTATAAGGGCGAATGAGTCTCCCGTTAATTTTCACATGAGGTCTGTTGATGGCATAGGCAATGTAACTACAGTTAGTAATGTGGGG